GAATCGGTTTTGCAGGAGTTTTTTCAACATACCGAAAACGGGTATGTCAACAGTCGTTGCGACATGGAAATCGCGAAGTATCAACATCAAGTTGAAAATAATCGACAACTCGGAAAGCGAGGCGGGAGACCGTCAAAAACCGAATCGATAACCGAATCGAAAGCGAACAATAACCCTAAGAAGATACAGATACAGAATAAGAATATAAATACATCGTCGAAATTCGACGAGTTCTGGAATGCTTGGCCATCGTCAAAACGTAAGGTCGCCAAGGCTGAGTGCCAGAAGAAGTGGGCAAAGGCTGGGCTTGACTCTGTTGCGGATGCGATTGTTCTCCATGTCAACGCAATCAAGGGTACAGAGCAGTGGACGTCAGGCTTTGAGCCTGCACCGTTGACGTACATCAACCAACGTCGTTGGGAAGACGACGCAGGTACGCCAGCCGTAGGTCGGAGGGTCATATGAGCAAGCCTTTGACAAAAAAAGAATGGCGTGAAAGTGTTGCTGAGATGTGGAGTGAGGCGGTCAAGTCAACGTATCAAGACTTGATTGACGAAGCAGTCAAAGCCGAGCGTGAGGCGTGTGCAAAGATTGCTGATGAGCATATTAACGGAACGCCTGAATGGAATAGTTCAGCCAACAACATAGCTGAAGCAATCCGAGCAAGGGGACAAGCATGACTCCAGTTGAACGTATGTTGGGTATGTTGACTAAGGTCAAGGGTCGCAATGGCTCTTGGACTGCGTGCTGTCCTGCGCACAACGACAAGGGGCCATCTCTTGCCATCCGTGAGACACCAGACGGTCGCGTGTTGCTTCATTGCTTCGCTGGTTGCGAGACGTTGAGCGTGGTGCAGGCGTTGGGCATGGACATGACTGACTTGTTTCCGCCAGACGACAAAAGACGTGAGTACCCAATCGAAGGTAAGAAAAGCCTCAAGCCTGCGTTCTATGCCAGTGACCTGATGCGCATCATCTCGTTTGAGGCATTGGTCGTGTCCATCTGCGCTTACGACATGAGTCAAGGCAAGAAGTTGAGCGAGGGCGACAGAGAGCGAATGAAGTTATCCCAACAGCGAATTGAAGAGGCAATGAAATATGCAAACGTCTGATGTGCAAAAAAGAGCGTTAGAACTTGACGAGGCTCGTCGTATTCGTATCGTCAAGTCAGACGAGGTGGATTTTGAGAAGTACCTCAAAGCCAACGATGTTGCTCAGAAGGTCAAGGGTGCTGGTGAGTTCTTGGACGAGATTGAAGCGGAGATTGCCAGCCCAGTGGTGGAGGTGTCACAGACTATGCCTTGGACAAAGACTCATGCAGGTTTTCAGTTCCGCGCAGGTGAGGTTACTTTGTACGCTGGCGGTAACGGTGGTGGCAAGTCAATGATTACGGGTCAGATTGCGATGGGGCTTATCAAACAAAACCAGCGCGTGATGATTGCATCGTTTGAGATGAAACCTAAGCGCACTCTATTTCGTATGCTTCGCCAGTTTGCAGGCGAGAACATTGATGTGCCTCGCTACGTTGACAAAAACAGATATTTGTCTGCGTTGATACATCGCATGAGAAGTTTTGCTCACGCAAACCTATGGCTGTATGACCAGCAGGGAACCGTGACTGCACAACAGGTCATTGCGGTATCACGCTACAGCGCAGTGGAGTTGGGTGTGCAACATATCTTTATTGACTCGCTGATGAAGTGCGTGTCTGGTGAGGACGATTACAACGCTCAAAAGTCTTTTGTAGATGAGTTGACATCGCTGGCTCGTGACCACAACGTCCATGTCCACCTGATTCACCACATCCGCAAACTGGCAAGCGAAGAGGTCAAACCCAACAAGAACGACATCAAGGGTTCAGGTTCTATCAGCGACCAAGTGGATAACGTGTTGATGGTCTGGCGCAATAAAAAGAAGGAACACGACGCCCAGAACGGTAGCGTTGATGTGCAGATTCCAGACGCCTACTTAATGTGCGAAAAGCAACGTAACGGTGAAGCTGAAGACTGGTACTCGCTTTGGTATCTAAAAGAGAGCCAGCAGTTTGTTGAGTATCACGATTCGATACCGATGTCTTTTGACGGTGGAGGGAGATTTTGAATTATGGGAAGGAAGGCGAAGGAGAAGATGAGCATCGTCACCGTTGTCTCGTTCGCGGAATCATCAAGATGCGTATTGAAAATCGCGATAGCGCGTACCGCTGGCTCAATGGTTACGTTGACGAGCGTGGGAAGCGTCACAAAGGGTGGAACGAACTTCATCCCAAGTCCCGCCTTGAGGCGGATATTAGAGAGCAGTGGGCAAAAGGTAACCGAGGTAACGATGGAGAATGGAAATGAAAAAATTAGAAACTAACTTGCTGGCACTAGGTCAGACGTTTTTTACGCAAGACGAATTCAACAAAGCGCTGGGTGAGGCGAAAGCTGAAATCATGGCTGTTGCGATTCAGACTACCAAGCAGGCAATCTTTATGGAGCGTCAAGCCTGCGCGGAGATGGCGTTTGCTTATGAGGCAAAGCTGGCTGGCAAAGAAGATGACGAGAACTTTGACTCGCCTCTTGCCAACGACATCCTCAATCGCATACCAACTCAGAGGCAGTAATGACACAAGTTGAAATTAAAGCCTTAATTGAAGACTTACGCATGAACCATGAATATTGCGAAAAGGAAGTAATTTTGCAGGCGGCAGATGAACTGGAAAGAATGCAACAAGGCATTGAGACTCTACACGCAATGTATGAGCAGGTAAGCCGACAGCGTGATGAGTTGATGGATGCGCAAAGGTCAATGATTGCTAAGGCACGGGGGCAAATGCAATGATTGAACTCACACTTCCTTGGCCCCCCACGGTCAACACTTACTGGCGCAACTTCAACGGTCGCACCATCATCAGTGCGAAGGGGCGCGAGTACCGCAAAGCTGTTGCTGACCAAGTGCTGATTCAACGAGCCAACAAGCACATCGACTACGCGGTAAAGGTGGAAATTCAATGCTTCCGCCCAGACCGCCGTCGCCGTGATTTGGACAATCTTTTGAAAGCATTGCTTGACTCCATGACTCACGCGGGGGTTATGCAGGACGACGCCTTGATAGAAGACCTGCGTGTGTATTGGGCAGACGAGGTCGGGGGTATGGTCAAAGTAACCATAGAGGGGGTTTTATGAATTGGATTTTGTCGTTGGTTGTGGTGTACTTTTTGTTCTCAGGGGAACCACCATTGATTGATGTATTGCACGACCACGTCATGCAATACCTTGCAGAGAAAGGACGCAAATGAAAAGCGAACCAGAACTGATTGACATCATTGCGATGTTGGTTTTGCCTGCCTTGATTCAGAAGCAATCCAAGGTTGCAAAGTCAAAGATAGATATTGCCTACGAAGCGTATGAGCAAGCGCAAGCAATGCTCGAAGTACGCGAAGACTTCATAGATAAAAGGAGCGATTGATGGATGCATTTTTAAACGTGATGGGTTTGTTTTTTATGGTGTCAGGAATCGTTGCTTGGGCTTTTGGTGTTTTTTTGGTGTGGTACTACTGGCTATGTCAGCCTAGAGAGGAGAAGTAAATGTTTGAATCATTCGGTGATTTCTTTTGGACGTTCATGGCAATGTCTGGGTTTATGTTTTGGATTTGTATGGTGATTTTTATTGCAATGGTAATCAAACGCAATCGCGAGAAAAGGAAGGCTTACTATGAGTGAAGACAGAGACCCGCATAAGGCGGTTGACTACATCCTGCTCAATGGCAAGAAGTTTGCCAAGGCGAAAGCAGAGCGGTGCTATATCGAGGAATATCGCAAGTCGCTCAAAGCGATATTGATGAAGCGAAGCATGGAGAACGCGATTGGAGCGCAAGAGCGCGAGGCATACGCGCATCCTGAGTATGTGCAGTTACTTGAGGGGTTGCGCGAGGCTATCGAAGTGGAAGAGAAACTCCGCTGGGATTTGCTGGGCGCTCAAGCCCGCGTGGAAATCTGGCGAACAGAACAAGCAAACAACAGAGCAGAGGGAAGGGCAACGGTATGAAAAAGATTTTTATTGCAGTGTGCGCAATCAGCGCATTGGCGGGGTGTTCGTCCAACAAGGACGCCACTTACATTACGACTCAAAACCTCATCATGGACAGGAACATCCAACCGCTTACTCGTGGTGAGCAAATTGACGCTATCAAGGATTGCCAAGAGGTGGGGCTACGCCCGCGTCTGGTGTACGGCAAGCGCTTGGTCAATGGCTACACCACCGAGACGGTGATTGATGTTATTTGCGCCAACCGATATGCGTTTTAATATCTTCCAATGGGGAGTCATCCACGGTCTGGCTTGGGTAGTCTGCTTGGCTGATGGGTGGGTTCTCCACAACCACGTTCTGTTTGGCGTGGGACTTTTCTTTTTGTTTTATTCAATGTGGAGGATGGTCGTGGCAACAACACCAGAGGATGAGGAATTTGAACGTATCGAGCGGGAACAGGCTCACAGGAATGCAGAAGGCTGGCGCAAGCGTCAGATTGTTTCCTTGCGAACCAACATCGAATCCTTTGACGACTGGGAACACAGTCACCGACCAGAGCAATATTGGGTAGAGCGCAAAGCCTATCTTGCAGGCTTTGAAGCAGGCTCACGCAATGAGCGACTCAAGAAGGAAACCAATGACTGAAAAACCTCCAACGTGCCAAGTGTGTCGCAGGCAACCTGCTGACGTAAAAGGCAGGAACAGCAAAGGCGCACCACAGTGGCGATGCCAAACTTGTCACGACCTTAAAAACCGAATCGGTTTCACCAATAAAAAACGATGACCACTCTCAAAGAAAAGAAACACATGAGCGCCGTAGCTGAACTGGGGTGCGCGGTGTGCAGGCGGATGGGTTACCAAGGCACGCCAGCAGAACTACACCATCCAAGGCGTTTGGCGGGGGGCTGGGGGCGTTCTAGCCACATGAGCGTCATACCGCTATGTCCAGAGCATCATCGTGGCTCTACGGGCTTGCACGGGCTTGGAACCAAAGGGTTTGAGAAGCACTACGGGTACGACGAGGCTGACCTCCTGAAAGAGACGCTGGAACTGCTTGGGATTACGGTTTCCGCGTAAAGCGGTTGCTTTTTTGCAACGTATTAGGGTTTTCCTTAGAAAATATTTTTAAAAAAGTGTTGACGACGTTTAAGGTGGTGTTAAACTATCTTCACTGACCAAGCAATTGTGCAAGGCAGGTAACAAACGAAAGCGAGTACACCATGAAAGCAAACGACATCTCCCTGACCCAAGTTGACGTACTGGGTAACCTCTTGGCTCAGATTGCTGAGTTGACCAAGCAAGCCGACGCTATCAAAGACGGCATCAAAGAAGCTGGCGCTGACGGCAAGTTGGCAGTAGACGCAGATGGCGTGCGTTACGTTGAAGGCAACCTCTTCCGCGCTACATACAGCGACACCAACCGCTCCACCTTCGACAGCAAGAAGTTCATCGCTGAATACGGCGCAGAGACTTACGCCAAGTTCACCAAGACATCTGCTGTGTTCACAGTCAAAGTCACATCACGTTAATCAAAGCCCCTTCGGGGGCGTAACCAAAACGAAAGCGAATCGGTTATGAAACACGCGCAAGCAGACTACATCAACGCAGGGTACAAGTATGAGAAGGCTACAAGCGCCGACAAAGCGCGTGCTGTAGCTGAGAGCATTCGCAAGATGCTTCAAGATGAACACATCAATGACCACACAGACGCACGCTACTTTGTTGAGCGTGGTCGTCAGGAAGCGAGGCAGGGATGAGCGACCACGTTGTCACTAACAGCCTGAACGGTAAGTTCAAGTGCGAGTTCTGCGGGACAGAAGAGGCTCCGCCCTTCATGCCTGCGCCTATCAACGTCATCATTGACGCGATGGATTACTTCATCAGCCAACACAAAGATTGCAAACAACCACAAGCGGAGACAGTTATGAGCGATTACATCAAAGGTTTTGACAGTGGCTACGAATACGTTCTCCATGAGATTGAGAACTACACCAAGCAATACCCAGACAACAAGTTTGTGTTGGAGGAGTTGCTGGCGCATCTCAAGATGGAAGGCAAACCTGAATGAAATTTATTGAATTGTTCGCAGGCATTGGTGGGTTCCGATTAGGGTTGGAACGTGCTGGGCATCAATGCGTTTGGGCTAATGAAATTTTGGCAAAACCAAGGAGCATCTATGAATACAACTTCAAACATCAACCAGACGGACGAGACATACGAGGAGTTCACATTGATGAAATCCCCGATTGCGACTTACTCGTTGGAGGATTTCCGTGTGCAACTTTTTCGGTTGCTGGACGAAGAACAGGATTCGGGACAGAAGATACACGGGGTACACTCTTTTTTGAAATCTGCCGAATACTCAGTGGTAAAAGAATCCCATATGTATTCCTTGAAAATGTTAAGGGACTCCTCAACCACGACGGAGGAAGAACCTTTGGAGTTATCGTCGCAAGTCTGGATG